TTTTGGTGCTGTGGGGTTTCCGCTCGTTGCATCCAGAATAATTTTACCAGAACTTCTCACTTGAATACGGTTTGTTGAACCTGCCACATCTTTATTCACACTCGCTACAGTAGTAAAGAATTGATTTCGTGTAGGCATAAACGGAAAGGCAATAGATGCAAGTTCCATATTAGGCTCTGAACTAACATAAGCATGTGTTGCAACACCTCGTAAAGTTACCCAACCTCTATCGTCTTTACAATATTGTGGTTTTACATCATCTGCATACGGTGTTACACCACTTGTTAAAGGTAAGTCAACCCATTCAACACCCGTTGTTACATTTGTTGTATATGTGTTTGTAGTAACTTTATCAAATCCCATATTTCCTGCTATAGCAAAGAAAACTTTTCCTAGTGATGGTATAACATGTGTAAATATAGGGTAGTATCTACCATCATATTCATAGAAACTTACACCTTCACTTTCATACGTGTAAGAAGTACCTTCAATACATGGCGCCCATTTATTAACCATATCAGCAAATGATTGTTTATCGAAATCAAACGTTTGAATGGTGCGACCTGCAAAGTTCACAGCGGTAACAGTAGCATTTTGTTTCCCTCTACCTAAATAAATAACATTATTAATAATGGTTACACCTTGCACTTTTTCACCGTTAACAATTTCACCGTCAAAATAAATTTTTCTTAATAGTTTAGGGATTCCATGTGACACAGATTCAAAATCATATAAATACATTCCTTCACATCGGTTAGCATCACCAAAATGTGTGATTAAGTATTTATTCTCTGGGTCACACCCTAATTTACTACCACCAAGAACCGGAATATTTCCGCTTAATACTCCTGTATCATAATTAAATACAGCAACATTCATGTCATAAGTAGTACGAACAATAAAACATAATTCACCACGTTCATTATAGAAGAATGGAAGACCTTCTGTATAAGCACCTGTTGAATGTTCAAACTCTTTATGGTCTATTTCAGTTCTAGTACTAATACTATAACGTGTAATTGTTGTATATTCTCCACCATTCAATTGACGTGCAACATAATATTCATTCTTTTTATTGTTGAAAGAAGCACCTTGTATAAAGTCCGCTTGTCCTTCTAGAGTTGTTGGTGTAGTATGCATAATTTTTTGGTAGTTCATAATAAAAGGCATTGTTTCATATGAATAATTGTGTAACTCTGTTAAAGCTTCACGACACTCTTTGATTAAGTCACCTAACATTTTTTCATTAATTAATTCGGCTAGTGTACCGTTTGCCACCATTTGGTCTAATTTTAAATTAACAGCATCCTGTAAACCATTACCTACAATCCATTTAATAAACTCATTCCATTTATCAAGTAAAGCGTTAGTTAGTTCTCCCATTGCATTTAAATGTTCAATGATGTGAGTCATTTTTTCATAGATTGAATAGGAATTATCATAGGCACTTGGTGCATATCTTCGATATTGTTCAAATGCCATAGGTGGAAATAAAGGTAACTGTGTCGGAGTTGGTGGGTTATTATAATTCGTCACTTTCTTTCCTCCTAATAAGTCAAGAGAAATAAATCTCTTCTCATTTCTTCGTGTATCATTTTTTCAATTCGTAAGAATGTAGAACGATATTTCTGTAACATTTCTTGGTATGTTTCAGTGCCGATTTTACCGACATAATGGTCTACAGATTTTTGATTACCTTTTACATTCTCGTCAAATTTATCATTTGTAGTGCCATCTAATGAACCTGTATTATGAGTTTCACCTGTAGTATGAGAAGTTCCATTCATTTCATCGTGTGTTTTCCCTGTCGATTTCGTGTCTTCTTCACCATCAGATTTCGTATCTTCATTAAAAGTATCATCACTCGTTGTACTACCTTTTTGTGTATCTTCTGTAATTTTAGAAGCGTATTCCAAAATCCCTTTTCCATCATCAGTAGTAATTGCAAGTCTACTGTCTGGTGTATCAGCTTCCACATTTCTCCCGAAATTGTTAGAAGTTCCTTTATTACCTTTTGTACCGTTTTTATTACCCGTATTGGAAAGAACTTTATTTCCAGTTCCTTCACTTGTTCCATCACTAGTTGCATTTGTTGTTGTATCTTGTTTCATTGTACCATCGTCTTTTGTATCTTGATGAATTGTACCATCTCTATTAGAATCTGTATCTTTTGTAGTATCAATTGTTCCGTCCTTGTCCATAATAGTATTAAGGAATGGTTCATACTCCAATAATTCAGATTTAAACATATTGTTCCAATACGGCATATTGATTAGCAACCAATTTTCTAAATGGAATTTAAAAAGTTCAAATACTTCAAAACCAATATCAGTAAAATAAAATCTTCTAATAATATTCGTTTCAAATTCTTTTTTCTTATTATCATCAAAGAAAGGGTAATAGAAATCAAATAACTTAGGTCTTCCAATTTCAATTTTTTCACGAGTTGAAAGTGGTTTTACTTCATATTGACTAAAATGTTCAATATATCTTCTAAGCTGTACGGTTTCCAGACTCATTTTGTCCACCACCTTCATAAATATTACTCATGAATTCATCTATTACATCGTGTCTGATAGAAACAGATACATCCAAACCATATAAACGATTAATACGGTCACAAGCTTCTTCACGAGACTTTAACATGATGTTTGCACTTGCATTAATTTGTTCGTCATTAGATGAAACTTCATCAGTAACCATACGTTCTTTCTTTTCAAGATTTGCATTCTTAATTCCTAAGAACGTCATAACCTCATTCCAAACCGCATTCTTTTGTGTATTCAGTTTATCGACAACATACGGTGCATCCGTCTTATGAACTTTTAATGATTCTGGGTCAAAATTCTTATTCACCATAATAACAGGTGAATTACCGTCATATTTATTGTAAATATTCTTCATAGAAAATTGATTATTATCATCAGCCGTTAATAAAACAGGTGTCTTTTGTGCGTTTTGGTTTATTCTTATAATCTCTTTCAATTCCGCTAAATCTTTCGCAAACATATTTAAACTTGGAATAGTAGGAATTAATAAATCATTATTAAAAATAACAATACCTTGGTCTTCTTTATGAAGTGTAAAACCCCCATCTTCATGAAATTCTTTAAACTCCCCTTTTGTATCACCATAGTAATAAATAGGAAAATCAGCTTCATATCCTGGTGACTTCCCGTGAAATCTTGTAGACATTAAATAATGATTTACATCACCACTCATTGCACCCTGTATTGCAAGATGTCCTAATTTCGCATCTTTATAAAATCCAACATAACCGTATGTATGTAGACTCATTTCTAAATAACGTTCATCTACTGTTTCTGGTAAACCGTCCCATTTAAATAACTGGAAAGCTAGGAAGTTTAGATATTTATAATAATGGTGATAATAACTATTTCCCACATGATTCTCAATCATATTAGGATTCAAGAAGTCACTTCTATTCATCATTTGCATTATATCACCTCATTACTTAAATTATAGTTACCGATATCATCTGTATGCCATAGTGTAATACCTCTATCAAACACCGCTTTTATTTCATTTAAATCTTCTGTGTTAAAATTACCAACAATATTACAATCCTTTGTTTCAACATAATTCCAACTTTGTCTCGTATGGAAATTAGGGGTTTTTACTTCATTCTTTTTATAACCAAACATTTTAAAGAAATCTTCCAATTTCTTTTGGTATTCAGATTTAATTTGTTTCTTGATAATAAATACACCATTAAAACCATTACCAACATCATAACTCGTATTCGTTCCCATTTTGTTAATCTGTGGGGGGATGTTTTGAATGTCAGAAATCTTGGCCTCAATTCCTTGTAATTGTAAGACAGTGCTTCCAACACCTTTTACTGTTGAAACACCTGCACTTGCTGTACCTAAAATTCTACCACTTGGTGTATTTCCGCCTATAGCTGATCCTATCCCACTTAAAGCATTTTGACCTAATCCAGCATACCCATTCAACATAATTTGGTCTTTTTGATTGATTAAAGTATTCTTATTTGCTTGAATATAGGATGCTATCATTTCCGTAATAATTGTTACATCATTAGGGTTGATATTTTGTAAACCCCATTCATCAACTAAATAGGTTTTCATAGAGTTAGATGAATTAATATTATAATTATCTAAACTATACATAATCTTATTACTAGTGCCTAGTGAACCTTTTGCCACAATCGTAATATCAGAACTATTGATGTATTCGTTTTTATAATCTCTTCTATTACCTTGCATATCATCTATAGTAAGCACAGTATATGGATACATCATGAGTTTACTTTCTTTTACACTTCTATACCCATCATACTTATTACCTAAGTTTGCGGTTTTCACAACGAATTGAGGAGCGTTACTCACATAAACCATTTTTACACCTTCGCCAGCATCAGCATGCTCTAAAATCTGGTCGGGATTATCGAAAACAATCTCTATAGAATCTCCTTCTGTAACCTGGCTAGATAATCCAGTTTGTTCCGTAATAAACATGGTGGCTATATTGTTTGTGAAATCAGTGTCTTTATAAAGACCTGCTAGTGTGTCAATTAAAGTGGACATTCTACTTCTCGTTCCTTGTACTGTAGCCCATACGACTTGGTCTTTATCAACAAAAGGAACAATATAATAACTAAAAGGTTGTCCAACGCCAACAATACTAGGTAATACCTTTCCTTTATTTGTTCCGTG